TTTCTGTATCGGTAGCGGTAGTTGTTGCCTGATAAGTAATCTTACTATTTAACGTATCTACAGACGAAATATTAAAAGTACCATTGATATTAGCCGCTAGAATGCCACCCACATCAGTCGCGCCAGAGATTTTTATTGTGTCACCTACTTGGAACAAACTCATATTTAGCGGAGCAACCGATAGTGTAATAGTAGTAGTGCCATTTTTAGTTTCAATTGGATCATTATTTAATGGATCTTGATAATTTGTAGATAAGCTATTTGCAATCGTAGTAGCTCCATTTACAAGAGGCGTAATGTTATATAAATTACTGTTCTCATAGCTATAAAGCCTGGTACTTGTACCTATTAATAAGTGCTCAACACCAGTATTATCTATATATCCCCACATAGAACGACATACGCCATTCAGTGTTTGTTTATTATTAAACGTAAGTCCTTTCCAGCCACCTATCTTTTGTGGGTATCCCTGATAGAAGCGTATTTTATCAGCATCCGACCATTGAAACGCGGTATAAGAATTGTCGTCCTTATTAATGCCCGGTGGAATTTCAATACGGTTACGTTTACTAGTGAGCATCACACTCCTGAGTAGATGAAGTAATTACCTACAAATAAAGTTGGTTGCATATTATTGTGGGCCGCTGAAGTGCCGGTATATGAAGTACCTGTACCGAAAAAAACAGTAGCATTATTACCGGCTAAACTTGGTGCTCCACCGCCAATTACACCTCCAGAAGTTGATGGCGTGAGATTGCCTTGAATAAAATGTTGATGTTTAGCTAACTCATCCACTGTTAATACATGGGTTTCTTCGCCAATAGTTGTACCTGTCACGGTTCTAGTAGTAGCGCCAGGATAGGGTCCTGTGCCGATTGCGCCTGCGACCTGACCCTGCATATTAGGAACGTTAAAATTACCTCCTTCGCCTCCATATGAAGTCCCGATTACTCCAAATAATGAGGAATAGGTAGCTTGAGATACGCTTTGACCGTTACAAAGTAACCAGCCCGCATGATCGGCAGTTTGAGCAGATATTTTAAAATCACCAATAGCGTTATTACTAGCGGTAGCGATAAAGTTATGAGTTGCAGTATTTAATGTGCCTACCAAGACCCAACTAGCTCCATCATAAATATTAAGCTCATATGGGTTGGTAGTGTTATTGAGCCATAATGTACCAGTTTGCCCTACAGAAGGCGGATTATTGCCAATAAAGCTATTTATCGCAGCTCTGATAAGCGTATCTTGTGATGATATATTGAAATTTAATCCACCGGGATTATCGCCCCAAGTGTTTGCATCTCCGCCTACAATCGGTAACGCCCAGTTGAAATGAGGTGTAAAATTCGGCATATCAAGTACTCATTATAGGATAATTTTGCCTGGTATTATTCTTGCGCATTAAATCCTTTTCAAAATCTAATGCTGACAATGCATAAGTCTGGGCTATTTCCGGAGCTTGTAAAGTGTCATGATAAAAGCGTTCCATTGCTTTTAAACGCACAGCATCCACTGTTTCATCACTGAACCAGATAGATCTATCATCGTCATTAACAGGATAAAACGTATCCTTTTGATAATAGTAAACTGTAAAAGTGGTATCTGCACTTACCAGAGGGTACACATATAATACATTATTGAATATGGCATACTTTGCTGGGATGCCTTGTTCACCTTTATTGTTATAAAGTGCAATCAGATCTTCAAATGGAATGTTCAAAAATCCCTCACGTAAACTATACAATCCAGAACTGACTTCGAATTGAACCGTTATTAAACCTAAAAAATCAGCTGGCAATGGTATACTTTTAGTACCTTTGGTAATAGTAACTTGTGCGCTGCTTTTAAAAGCCCAGTAAAGGCTATTTTCCATGTATTTGATGGCCGTTATAATAGCTCTTTTAACAGCAGTCTCATACGTATTAGAGGCGGCTCCATTTAGGAGAGTAGAGCCGTCTCTATTCGTATCCTCTAAGATCTGCGTAGCTAAATTACCAAAAGTAATGGCCATCAAATTTCCTTATGCGTTTTCTTCAGTACATTCGTATGTAACAACCAATCTGATTGTTCCAGTTGTTTGTGCTGTCGCAACAGTACCACCTAACGTAACAACGATTTGTGGAGATACGCCTGAACCATATAAATAGTTCGGGCCAGCTGAAACTACGCCATTTGTCCGGGTTTGAGCCACATTAATATTGTTAATGAGCTGATAACCAGAAGTAGTTACACCTGCTATCCCCGCTGGTGCTGCATTAATGAATCTGGTAGCTGAAGTAGCATCACCAGCACTAATAGTAGCAGTTGGAGCCGCATTGGTATCTAACTCTGGAGACATTAATGTGACTTCAATAATTCTAATACCGTTAGAAGGTAAAGCGTTAGCTGGAGTAGTATAAGTATCTCCACTAACAACTGCACCACCTAAGGTGTATTGGAATTCGACCCTTCGAGTAGCACCTGGTGTCCATTTAGGGGGGTAAGAACTATCTGGAGTAAGGGATGAAAAATTATAAGCTGTCATATTGTAACCTCCTATATTGAGCTATAGTTAACGGATACAATCACCCCGTTATCATTGCCGTTAAACACAACCTTCTTAATTCCGAAGATCCCAAGCATAGCAATACGCTGTTTGTTGCCTACGTCCACCCAGTCGCTTTTCACCATGAAGCCAGCAACGCTATCTCCTTGATCTGTAAAGCCTTTTCCGAAGCAGATACCACCAGCATCGCGGCCAACAAAGATATTACGACGAGTATTAGCAACAGCAGTTGAAGTGGTTGAATCAACGCCCAATGCGATTTTATCAGAATTAAACACACGCGTTTGGGAGAATACAAAAGATCTTTGCATTTCGCCTTCACCACGACCTGAAGTAATCAACGCTTGTTGAATATCTCTATATTGTAGGTTTGAAGAAGCATCAGTCATCAAATCCATATAAGATTTTGTATGGCAATAATAATGGTATTTAATTTCTGAAGTTTCGGAAAGTGGCCTAATATATGGTTGTTGGGTTTGTGCGTATGTTTCACAAGTTAGGATATCAGTTAACTTAGCTGTGGCTGTAGTATCTGCAGCAACCGCTTCGTCAGTGGTCAACCCATTAGGTCTGATGATGCGTGTGACACCAGCAGTAGTAGTGGGAGCACTAGTATCATTAAGACCTGTGATCTTTAGTCTATCAATGCCTGAATAAGGAATGCTATCAAAAGTAATAGTAGAAGCAGTATTCCCCGCTAACTGGTTAAACGCACCAAGAACACCACGAACTTGCATCCATTCAGATTCAGCACGGTATGTGTTTTCCGGAATATCATACAAGTTTCTTTGTGTATCGATGGTATAGGGTGCTGGGTTTTGTACCACAATACGTAATTCATCGATATTTATGTTATCAGTAAAATAATCTAAATTTGATTCTAATCCTGTAGCAGCTTGCATACCAAGGAGACCTTGATCTGTTAAACGCTTAAGGAAAGATACAGTAACTCTATCACCTGCGGTTCTAGAAGTTTCGTCAAAACGGCGAAGTACACCGGCCTTCATCATTTGGCCTAGCATTTCAGTATCGGTTACGAAATCAAAAAGAGTCCTTTCTGACCATAACTTTACCGTGCTCGCCGAGTTTGTACTAAAAGCTGTTGTAGCCATGAGTTTACCCTCGTAAAGTTGCAATAATTTGTTTGATTTTATTATCTTGCTTTACGAGGCTGTTTATCGAGGATGCCTTGAGCTCGAACCTTTTATAGAGTTGTTTATCTCTGCTGGCTGTGCGTCGCCCTTGCAAGTATATAGCTCCGTACGGCTGATGCTACACGAAGCTATATATTACAATAACTTATATGGCTTTTGACGTCTAGTAGTTTTTTTGTATCCTTTGAAGTTGTTTGCGAAATAACGCGGGGTCAATGCGACCATCTTTACCTATGGTTGCTCTTATATCAGCACGAGCATTAGCAAAAGTACCATTATTACCAATGTTTGAAGTATTAGCAGCGCTCTCCATGTTCTTTGATATGGCTTCAACATTGAGTTTTGGAGCCACTTTGGTTTGTACTGGTTGCGCATTGAATCCATAAGTTTTAGCCATATTATAAATTGTTTCTGCAGCATTGCGTCCAGTATTAAGACTTCTAACTAAAGCATCTTTAAGTTTATCTGCGACATATGCATGAGCTGCTTGTTCATCGCCTAAAAGATCTTTCGCAATGTTGAATTCTACTTTCTGCACGTGTTGCATTGCATCTTTAAAATCAGGATGCTTTTGAGAAAATGCTGCTTCTTGGGCGGAGACTGTATTTATATTAAACACCTCCTGTGCCCTTGTTTCAGTTTCTTTCGTCACATGTGCAAGTTGGGCTTTTAAAGATTCAATTTCTCGTTTAGCATAATTATATGTATCTGTATCTAGAGGATCAATTGCATCTTGCTCTGCTTGTTGTTGTAATTGTTGTGCTTGTTGTTGCTGAAATTGTTGCTTATGCATATTATCCAGCATCTGTAGCTGTGTCTCGTATCTTATACGTTCTTCACGCTCTTTTGATAGCTGCTGCTCTAGCGCTTTACGCTTTTCTATTTCTTGATTAAACCTGGATTTAGGTATCAAATGACTTTTTGTAGGAGTTTCTTCAGCGTCTGACTCTATACTTTCTTGTGTATTTTCTTCAGTTGGGCTTTCGGCAACATCATCTTCCTGAATCGCTTCTGACATCGCGGCATGGTCTACAGCTTGCTGAACATCTTCCGGAGGCGAAGATAAGTCTGTTGGTGCCTCGGGTGTATTAGTAGTGGTGCCAGTAGGCTGATTAGGGTTATGTTTGGCGAGCTCGTTTCTAAAAGAATCGGGGTTGCCAAAAATCTCTTTTGATGGGGTATAAAAGTTTTGTTCTTCTAGCATAATTTCTCCTAAATTTGCTGTTGGTTAAAGATAGCTTTTAATCGCTTATCAATTTCTTCGTTAGTCATCTGTTGTATTTTTGCAACTTCTGCTGCGGCTTTAGACTCAGTTAAGTTGATATCTGCAATAGCCTTAGAAGGAGCAAAACGCATATTTTGTTCTTTCTCTAAAGCTTCCATAGTCAGTTTATAAGCTGAAGCTTGTTTCAATTCGGCTTCACTGGTTAACAAGCGCTGGTTAACTGGGTCTGGTTCTGGTGGCGGAGGAGGCTGCATAAGCTCTTTAATCTGTTTAACTACAGATTGATCAAATGGCAGGTACTCTGCAATAATAGGCATGATATCAATTGGATTTGGTTTATTAAGCATCATTCCTTGAAGCTCTAAGAGTTTTAAGAAGGTTGATTCTTTTTCATCGGGACTTATTGGCACTTCATCTAGAATAATGTCGTATTCAGAAGCAATGCTATCCCGTAAAAGTGGTAAGTATTCACCATTATGCTCACCTAAAACGTCATGGATTAATCGGCCCTCGTTGTTCTCGGCCAGAACTCTTACACAATCCACATAGAGCATTCCCTGTTCCTGAAGATAAGCGCGTCTAGCATCAAAATATGTGCTCAAAGTAGTTAGACCTTGGCGTATCTGTTGCCTTAAGAATGAGCTATTTTGCTCTTTCGTGTTCATCATACCCATAAGCTCAGGTGTGACACCACATACAGACATGATCTGAGAATCAGCATACTGAATCATCTCTAAAATGCCTTGAGGAATTGGGGGTGCTACTTTAGGCATTACTTTGCCACCGCTTAAAGCCCCGGGTTCAAAGATTGTGACCATCTTAGCTTTAGAATAGGTATCCAAAAAGCCTGTGATGTTGCTAACTGCATCTACTTCTATGTTGACGCCACCCTTTGGTATAGTGTTTAGAAAGCCCTGGTAGTCAGAGACTACTTGATTGAGCATGCGTTGAGGTGCTTTACAAGCGCGAACCAGGCCGTAGTCATATTGTGTCAGCTCTGAAAAATCAGCAGTCATGAATTTAACAGAGAAGCCGCTTTGCGAGTAGTTTAAAGACTTCTTAACTACATTTTTCCCTACAATAATTGCACGATAGTACTTATATTTGAATTGCTTAGCATACTTCGCTTTGATACCAAAGAACGATATCGCATTTTTAAATTCGCTATAATCTACCCTCTCTTGTATAGCAAATGTCTGATCTAAACTAGGATCGAAGTCATATTTCCCTGCATAGAATTCGACAGTAGCATTAAGCAAAGTTTCAAATTCTGCTACGCCTTCTAGGGTAGTAATACCTTGGGTGATGGCAAGTTCTTGAGCATTTAAGTCTTTAAAAGGATTGGCTACTTGGTAAAAT